CCAAAAAGGAACCTTTTTGAGATGAGAGATAGACGACCTTTAAGACTATTAATGTCATCTTCATTTTTTGGAAAAGCTGTGAAAGCATAAAACGAGCGACGAGTTGCTTGTTTTTTCTTGGTAGAGGAAGTATCAGTATTACCTTCCTCTACCTGCCTAACTATGCCTAAATTCTTTGACATTATAAAGTAACCCTAGAAAATAATCTTTAAGTACTTTTTTAGGAAATAATAGAAAACATTTAGGAAAAAACACAATATTAAAAACTATTCTTTATATCCTTTTTTAGGCAAATAAACAAAAATCCTTTGTCAAAACATTTTCTCTATCCATATATATATGCCTGCCAAAAAGCATAATAGAACTACTCGCAAGTACGTGCCGAAGGCATACAAATCATACGTGGACCGCGCCATCGCCCGAAACGTCGAAACAAAACGAATTATATACGACTCTAATTTCATCAATTTTAACCCAGCAATCAGTCAACAAGGTGACATGCTGCCGATCCTCCCGTCAGTTTCACAGGGAGATACGTCCTATCAAAGATCCGGAACGAAGATAAAGATTAAAAAGCTTGTTATTCGCGGACATCTTTGTTGGACTGGAAACACGAGCCCGGGTTTTCAGAAAATTGGCGTTAGACAGTTGATTGTGAAAAATAAATTGGTCCCTAACCAAAACGCGAGCTTTGCTTACCAGCAATTGCCTGCGTTGTTAGAAGGAGGCGGTGGGTCCTATAAGGACTTCAACGGCGAAACAAGTGATTTACACAGTCCTATATATAATAAGATGTGGGCTAAAGCCCGCGATCGCAAAATATTTATGTATCAGAAGGGGTCTGACACCTCTACTGATGATTTACATAAGAGCGTATCATTCTTCACTATCGATTTAAAGCAAGCGCGCAATAAAATAATTAATTATACCTCGGAGAGTGGAGCAGTAAGCAACTTCGGTTGGTGGATGTTACTGGGGTGGGTCCGTCTTGATGGTGGTGTCAACCCATCTACAAATACAAACCTTGGATGTGAGTATGTAGTAGATATGACTTACGAGGATGCTTAAACTAAGGAGTTTTTAATAGATATTATATCAACATATAACATTTATCAAATGATTGACAGGATGGCGGAGTGCGAAGCACGACCATAATTTTTTCTTTACGAGACCTTACTCACCCTGACGACGGAAGGGGGAGTAAAGAAATGAAATTACTGTTCCCAAATACTCAATTATCATTATTCGACATTATTTCGTGGATTTCCCACCTGTCTTCACTTAATAGCTCCGGACAATCGGGAGGACTATTTGCGAAGACTATGATATGTGGGGAGTTGAAAACTTTGACACCAGTCTCATACTTGGTGTTACACACCAAACCATTTTTAATGGACTCTAGAGCGGAGTATGAGATCTTTCCTTGATTACATCGAGGAATGTCCCAAAAGATACAATTACAGTTCTCCATATCATTATTGAAAACAAGGTTTACTAAGTCAGCCTTTTTTCCTCCATCACAAAATAATGCGTTGTGTTTCAAAACAGCATACTTAACAAAAGATGTCTTACCTACGTTCCCGCTGTGCTCCCAATACCAATATATTTTTCGTGGGTCTGGTTCTTGAAGAATAATATTTTCAATTTCTTGTTGCCAAGGACGTAATTGTTCGATTACTTGTATCGGTTTAGGGAAACCATACATAAATACATTACCATCCTTGCTACAATATTTAACATTTGCTTCTTCGTCCGCTATAGTCGCTTCGACGTGTGGATTACAAGGTAACTTAAGTTCTGTAATTCTCATCGCTTTTTTGAGAGCAAAGAACCCCTGTAAATGCTCTTTGTGCGTAGTGGGACAAACTTCTCGACCAAAAAGGAACCTTTTTGAGATGAGAGATAGACGACCTTTAAGACTATTAATGTCATCTTCATTTTTTGGAAAAGCTGTGAAAGCATAAAACGAGCGACGAGTTGCTTGTTTTTTCTTGGTAGAGG